TAGATAAACCTAAGTATGATCAAGACTTACATTATATAAGTACTAAATCATCACCTTATGGTAAATCTACTTTTCATAGTACATATGGGTTATTCTCAATGAGTAATGTCCATCATAACATATTAAACTATTTCATTGGTTTAATAGGTGAGAAGGCTTACACATTATTGTTCGGAAATTTAATCCGTTCAATGTGAGAAGATAACCGTATATTCTCCTATAAAAAGGAAACAGGTTTTGCTGGAAGTTTATCAATTATAAATGATCCTGAGTTAAAGTTTAGGGTTATAGCAATGATAGACTATAACACCCAACTTTTATTAAGACCTATTCATGATGGACTTCTTTCATTGTTAAGAAAGTTCAAACAAGATAGGACTTATACTCAAGACCCATTTAATAATTGAAAACTGGAAGGAAATCACTTCCATTCACTCGATCTTTCCGCAGCCACTGACAGATTCCCAATACATCTTCAAGAGAAGTTATTGTCTTATATCTATCAAGATAAAGACTTTGCCTTCTATTGAAAGAAGTTATTGGTGGATCGTGCCTATGGTTACGGAGGAAATTCCTACTGATATAGAGTGGGTCAACCTATGGGAGCTTACTCCTCATGGGCTGCATTTACTCTATGTCATCATTTAGTTGTTCACTGGTGTTATCATTTAGAAAATGTTAACCCAGAGTCTTACATTCTTCTTGGAGACGATATTGTCATAGCCAATGACAAAGTAGCCTCAAGATATAGAAGTGTAATGAACAAACTAGGTGTAGAAATTTCCACAGCAAAGACACATGTATCGAAAAATACATATGAATTTGCCAAAAGATGAGTTAAGAATCGGGTTGAGATCAGTCCACTACCTTTAAGAGGTATTATTAATAATTTTGATAACTTAAATGTTGTTTTGATGCAACTTATAAATTATCTTAAGAATAATAATACATTCTTTCAAGGTAGCGCATTGGAGTTGATTAAAGTTATTTATAACAAAATAAAAGTTAATCGTAAATTCATGAATTTGAATGCGATTAACAAAACTTGTTATAAATTCTATCACTCGTATAGGTATTCTATCGGGTTGAGTACAAACAGGGAAATGCGTAATTTCCTTGAAAATATTCTTCCTGATTACATACCTATTCCGCGTGATGAGCTAATTCCCGGTTTTATCCGGGAGCTCTTAGTTAACACATTGCAAGCTGAAGTAGAAAAGCTTTCAGCTTCTGTAACTCAACAATTCTCGTCTTTCATTAATTATTATAAAGACAAAGGTGTTGAGATTTCGAAGTTGAAAGACCACCCGTTCACTCATGGACTCTATAATCAACTTATAGCCAAGAGAAAGCAATTGACTAATCTTAGTCAAAAGCCAACTCTTGACTTAGTTGATAATATTGTCCATATGAGAGTGGAGGAAGTCTCAAAGCTTGTTGAAGACTTCAGAGATCCAACTGTAAAGACAAGGAAACTTGATCAGTTGTGAAACAATTCTATAAAAATGTTGAAGAACATTAATTTAGAATTTGAATCACACTGATACAGAGCACCTGTCTTTGAAGTCGGGATCTTTGGATCTGAGGTCAACGAATCATACTTCAAATCTTGCATGTCCGATCCAATAAATGGATTCGATGTGTTAAGGTATGGAGTGTATAACGACCCTTCAAGCAGCAACATAAATATGTACATCTAAACTAACAAACTCAATGTTTGTCAGCGCTAAATGACATATGCTTCCATGTTTACCTAAACTAATCAATTTAATATTGATTAGCGCTAAGTTACATGGTTTTATTATGTTGTACTATAGAGGTAGTCTTTAACATCAATTTAAACTATTGATGTTGATACACTTCTCGTACTCCAGGAATGGAGTAGGCTGAAAAGCCCGCTTCCCTATAGTTTAAACACTATAG